TGCAGGCGCTGCATGACGGTGACCATGGCGTCGGTCTTCGGGTTGTTCAGTCGGGTCGACCACACCTGATCGAACCACTCCAGCGCCGACTCCCGCATCGCTTCAGACTGAGCGTCCTGCGCGCCGTGCGGGTCGTCGAGGATCAGGCGCGAGCCGCCTTCACCCGTTGCCGTGCCGCCGACCGAGGTGGCGATGCGGTAGCCGGTCTGATCGTTCTCGAAGCGCTGCTTGGCGTTCTGGTCGCCTGCCAGCCTGAACATGTGGCCCCAGCGTTCCTGATACCACGGCGACTGCACGAGGCGCCGGGCTTTCAAGTTGTCGCGGATCGACAGGTTGCCCGAGTAGGACGCGCAGAGGAACTTCTGCGCCGGATCGGTCAGCCACTCCCACATGGGCCACATGACGCTGACGATCGTCGACTTGGAGTGACGGGGCGGGATGTTGACCAGCAGGCGGTGGATTTCGCCTGCGCTGACAGCCTCAAGATGCTCGCAGATCGCCTCGATGTGCCACGAGGGAATGAACGGGACGCCGGGCTCAACCACATGCCACGCTTGGCGAACGAACTCGTAAAGCGATGCTGACGCCGCCCTGCGCTCCTGCTCCTTGCGGATGAGGTCCAGCATGACCTCGGGGCTGAGCTGAGCGTTCATTGCTCTTTGGGTTGGGCCTGAGCTTTAGCCATGAGTTTGGCCATAGCCGCAAGTTCGGTGTCGGACAGGTTCTTGAGGTTCAAGGCCTGCGGCGTCATGGAGCCGTCGGAGGAGGTGAGGTCAACGTCCTGCTTCTCGCGCCAATCGCTCGGGAAGCGGTTTTTCATGTTGAAGATGTAGCTGGTCGCGTTGAAGCCGGGAACTGAGCCGAAGGTTGCCAGCTTGCCCTGACGCTCCCACCAGACCTGCGCGCGCTGCAGTCCGCGCTTTACGGCGCTGAAAAATTCAGGATGTTCGTCCATCCAGTTTGTAATTGTTGCCCTGTCAACATCACATGCTTCGGCCATTCCTGCGAGGGTTTCACCTTCTTCGCCTGCGGCTATGACGATGTCGCACATCGAGGGATCGTATTTCGTGGGCCGTCCGGCTGGCATGCGTCCCTCGCTCTGTCGTTCACGGTGCGGATTGGTTGGCGGCCATTATACGCTCACGTCTGACGAAAAGGAAGCCCGGCTGATTACCGCTTCACGGCGATGTATTCGAAGAGGCCGAAGCCAGCCCTGCGGCAGAAGAGCAGGCACAGCTTTTCGCTTTCCGCTTTGGCAGCCGCGTAGCGATGCAGGCCGCCGCAGCACTGCCCGACATGGTAAACGATGCGGTCGCCCTTCTGCGCCTCGCCCAGCGCGCGGTAGAGGGCATCCTGCTTGGTGTCGCCGGTGATGTAGATCGTGTTGCTCACTTGGTTTCGCGCTTCGATGAGTTGATGACTGCAATCAATCTGTCCCATGATTTTCCGTTTTGCGCCCTTGGCGCGTCAGTCATCGAAAACACATGCACGACTTGACCACCCCACTCTCGCCCGCTGTCTTCTGCGTACACATGGCCAGCCTCAATCATGTCTGCCAGTGCGTCTGACACATCTGAGATGTCAGCCCTCATTCTGTTCGCGATCACCTTTGCGGACAAATGCCCATACTTAGAAAGAAGGGCTGCGATCCTTATCTTGAGAACATTCCGAACGTCCATGTATCCATCCCCTTGGTAGATTAATAATAATATTACACATCTGGTGCCGCAAATCAAAGAGGAAATGATGTTTGCACATTACGCGCCAAGATACACAGGCGTGATAACTTCCAACCCATTGGCCTATAAGGCTTTTCTATAGATATTATATGTTTACACACATATATATACTTACTTATTTTACCCATAGACCCTCTATAGGCATCCCACTGTGGCACCCCATATGGGTATATCTATGCCTCTTACGACCAAATCCGTGTAAACATGGATAAATCAATAAAATCAAAAGCTTACGTGATAAAACACCGATAAAACAACGTGTATCATTGCGTAAACATGTTGGATGGCGCGCCCGAAAGCGCGCCCCATCACGCCACCACCCAAACATCTGGGATTTTCCCCTTCCAAGCCTTCTTGCCAGCCTCGCGACGGATCATGCCTGCGCTCACCATCTTGTTCAGGATCGGCTCAAGCGCCTCGGGCTTCATTCTCATGCGGTTTGCCAGCACCTTGGTCGATGCGCCCTTATCTGGGTCGATGTAGTTGATGACGCGGGCGGCGATTGCTTCTTCTGGGCGATCCTTGGAGTTGTCGTTGGCGAAGACCAGTTTGATCTTGGCGTCGAGTTCGGCGCGGACATATGCGAAGGCCCAGCGCACATGCTCGGCGGTTCTCTGGGCTGTTGGGATGGCCAGAATAAAGCTGATCTTAGCGACCAATTCATAGGCGCGTCGGATCATGGCGACGGATGCCTCGCCGGTGTTCTCGCCCATCTCCTCAGCGTAGGCGTGCAGCCACTTGGACACCTTGCGAAGCATATCGCTGGCATCATCGTCGGTTTTAACGGGTTCGCGGTCGCCGGAATATTCCACCCGCCCACCGCTGTTCATCACGTCAAAGTTGCCGCCGTGGAAAATCTGCGCCAGCCTCATGGCAAGGTTTTCTGGCATCGGGCGCTTGCGAAAGTTCTCTCGTTCTTCTGGGTTGTTATCTGTTTCGGCCACGATGATCGCGCGGCCCACGAAGCCCTGCGTTGCCGTCTCGCCGTCCATGATCTGATCGAAGGTGCCGGGCGTTGTGAAGCCGACCACGGAGAGGAACGGGCGATCAAGGCCTTCGTCCACCATCTTTAGCATACGCTGAGCGCGGGCGATTAGATCATCGCGGCCATCATCTTCGGCCTTGGCCAGCATCCCGCCAAACATCTTGCGAAGGTCGCGCTTGGTGTCACCCTGCAAAAGCATTCGGCTGTTGGCCTTTGAATAGCCCGACATGATCGCACCGAACACGCTTTCGAGATATGCCGCCCCACCGCGCTTCTGGGCATTGCGAACCTTGATGAGAAAAATGCCGATCTCGTCGATAATGTAATAAGCCGACTGATGTTCGATCAAGTTCCGCATAATTTCCTGCTCGGACTTGATGCCGCCTTGCAGCGCGTAATGCACGCCCGCCGCGATGTGCAGATCGGTCAGCGCTTGCATCACAGCTTCTTTCCCGGTGGCGCTGGCGGCCACGCAAAAGGCCAACATGTTGGCTGTGACGCCATCGCGCAGGTCTTCATGGCGAAGGCCGCCGATGTTGCCAATGGCAGAAATGGCAGATGCCACGGCCAAGCGACGGCGAGGATAGCGGCACTGACTGTCGATCCACGCGGCCACATCACCAACAAAGCCGGGCGGGGTGAGAAGGTCTAGGCCGTCAAGGGGAAAGGGTGGCGGGAAACGGTCGTTGCTTTCCGGGGCCTCTGGCGCGGGCGGTGCAAAATCTTCGGCGCTAAACTCGTCCTGTGAATAGGCTTGCGCGGCTTGAGGTGCCTGCCCGAACTTGGCGCCGTTATAGCCAGCCTCAAAGTCTGCGAAATCGTCGGCACTCATTTTTTACCTTCCATTTGATCTGCGGCCCACTTTACAAAGGCCGATTGTTCACTGGGCGACATGCGCCTCCAAAGCGCGCCGACAAGACGCTTGATCTGCCGAGAGGCAAACAGCGAGTGACCACCGCTCATGCCGCCCAGCCGATCAACAGCGGCAAGCGCATAGCATTCAAGCTCGGATGGGTTCGCAGTCTCGGCCCAAAACCTTGCGTCATCGCGGGCGGTGCCGTCAATAAGCGGCAGAAGTGGCAAGCCAGCCGCGCGGATGTTCAGCCAATCATAGGCGGCCCATGCAACAGCCTCGGGGTCTTGCTCAGCCAGCGTGTCAAGATAGACAACCGCCTGCGAGACGATGTGCGCCGGACGTGCAGCCCGAACAGGCGCGGGAAAGTCAGGATCGTGGGTCATGCGTCACGTGGCGAAAGATAATCCGACAAAGCCTCAATCGTTTTGAGCGTCGGGTTGGTGTTCTTACCGTCTCGAATGGCAGCCAAGGTGTTGCGGTGAACGCCCGTGGCGCGTGACACAACATCTAGCCGTCGATCAGAAAGTAAGCGCTTTATATGGTCGAGTGTCAGCAATTTGATCTCCCCTTGTTTGTGCATCATGCCCTATTGACATGCCATGATGCAGCGTGCATTGTCAATATGCGGGATTTGGAGCGTGACCCGCCACGCACGGCACAAGGTGCCAAACATGAAAGGAACGATCCATGTCAATCATGGAGTTAGCACGCAAGCCGGTTGACCGGCCTGTCATCGTGACAGTTTGCGGCGATGCTGGGCGGGGCAAGACAAGCCTCGCAGCGGCATTCCCCAAGCCGATCTTCATCCGCGCAGAAGACGGGATGCAAGCTATCCCAGCCGACAAGCGCCCAGATGCGTTTCCGCTTCTGCAAAACGCCGCGCAGCTTTGGGAGCAAATCACAGCCGTGATCCACGAGCCGCACGATTACCAGACGCTGGTGATCGACAGCGTGACGGCGCTGGAGCGGCTGTTCGTGGCCGATGTTCTGGCGCAAGACCCGAAGGCCAAGAGCATCAACCAAGCCCTCGGCGGCTACGGCGCTGGCACGGCTGCGGTGTCTGCAATGCACCAGCGCGTCCGCAAAGGTGCTGGGCTGGCAAATGAAAAGCGCGGGATGCACGTTGTCTTCGTGGCGCACGCTGATGTGGAAACGCTGAAGCTGCCCGACGTTGACGATTACATGCGCTGGACCCTGCGCCTTCCGCCGAAGTCGCAGCCGCCCTACACCGACGACGTTGATGTTGTCGGGTTCCTGCGGCTTGTGACCTACACAAAGGGCGAGGACGGCGACCGCAAGAAGGCCATCAGCACGGGCGATCTGGAAATGGTCTGCCATGCCACGGCGGCCAACGTGTCCAAGAACCGCTACGGCATCACCGAGCCTTTGGATTACCACCTCGGGGAAAACCCGCTGGCAAAAGTCATCCCGTCGCTTGGCGGAGTAAAACTTAACACTGAAGAAGGAGCCGAATGATGGGCTTTTGGGATTTGAGCGACGGCGAAACAGCCGCAAATACTGGCACTGAATATGAGGTGCCTTCGGGCAACATGGACCCAATCCCGGCGGGGTCGTCGGTGCTGGCCATGATTGACGAATGCAAGTGGGAGATGAAGCCCACTGGCGAGGAGTTTATCTCGGCACGCTGGACTGTCCTTGCGCCCGAGGAATACAAGAACCGCAAGGTGTTCCACAAGCTGTGGGTCGTGGACATGGACCCCAGCTCAAAGGACGAGGCGTCCGGCCTGAAAAAGCGCGATAAAGCCCGCAAGATGCTGGCAGCCATTGACGCCAACGCAGGCGGTAAGCTGACTGCAAAGCCGGGCCGCCCGACCAACGATGATCTGCTGCACCTGACCAACAAGCCGATGGTCGCTACTATGATGATCTGGTCAATGCCGGACACGCGAAACGGCGGGATGATGCATGGCAACTGGGTGTCAGCGGTGGCATCCAAAGCGTCGAAGGACATTCACGTTGCCGAGGCCAAGCCACTGCCGACCAATAGTGCTCCTGCAGCAACTGGATCGCGTGATGACTTCGGAACTCAGCGAGGTGGCGGTTATGCCAAGCCCGGACTGGTTGACGATGAAATTCCGTTTGCTCCGGTCTGGTTGATCTAAGCCGGGACAAAGTTGCCAGCGCCACGAAGGTGGGAGTGGCCGATTACCCTGAGCATTCAGAGGCGCGGCGCTGGCAACACCATCAAAACACACAGGAGCCAAAATTGGAACAGCGGACAGAAGAATGGCACGCAGCACGTAGAGGCCGTATCACAGCATCGTCTGTGGGGGCGATCTTGGGCAATGCGCCATATGCCACGCGCGACGACGTGATGCGCCGCATGGTGCGGGAATGGGTCGGGGCAGAGCCAGAGTTCGAAGGCAACATCGCCACCGAATACGGCACGCGCAATGAGGTTGGGGCGCTTACTGAATACATGATGGAAACGGGAAACGCCGTTGAGGCTGTCGGGTTTATCACTTGCGAGGACTGGGCCGGATGCAGTCCAGATGGGCTGATTGGCGACGGTGGTGGTCTGGAAATCAAATGCCCGTTTGGCATGCGGAAAGATGAAGCACCGGCGTTTAAGTCGCTGGCAGATCAGCCGCACTATTACGACCAGATACAGTTTTCTATGTGGGTCACGGATCGGTCGTGGTGGCATTTCTATCAATGGTCGCCGCGCGGCACCGCGACGGAAAAGGTTATGAGGGATTATGCTTGGGCTGACGAAAGCTTGCCAAAGCTGCGCCAGTTTTACGCGGAATATTTGGCTGAACGAGAAGAACCTGCGATCCACTTGGAGCCAAAGCGCCCCATCATCGACACGCCAGAGGCGCACCGGATCGCAACTGAGTACGACCAAATCTGCGAAGCCATAGACCGGGCAGAGGAACGCAAGAAAGAATTGCTGGCCGACATGGTGCGGATCGCTGACAAAAAGAATGTGATTTTTGCTGGGCGCAAGCTGACCAAGATCGAAAAAGCTGGCGCTGTCTCATATGCCAAGGTCGTGAAGGCCTTAATTCCAAATGCAGACTTAGAGCCATATCGCGGCAAGCCGACCAGTTATTGGGTGGTCAAATGACACTGCGCCCATATCAGCAGGACGCGGCAGATGCGGCGCTGGAGTGGATGAAGCGCAGCGCGGCACCGTTCGTCATTGATGCGGCTACGGGCGCGGGAAAGTCACACATCATCGCCGAGATCGCCCGCGTGATCCACGGTATGACGGGAAAGCGCGTGCTATGCCTTGCGCCCAGTGCTGAGCTGGTGATGCAGAACCGCGAAAAGTTTCTGGCTACTGGAAACCGGGCCAGCACCTTCTCAGCCACCGCAGGCATGAAGGAATTGCGGCACCCTGTGGTGTTTGGCTCTCCGCTGACCGTCAAGAACAAGATCAGCCGCTTTCAAATGCAAGGGCCCAACGGTTATGCTTTGGTCATCATCGACGAGGCGCACGGCATCACGCCGACGGTGCGTGAGATCATCGCAGCGATGCGCGAAGGCAACCCAAACCTGCGCGTCTGTGGGCTGACGGCCACGCCTTACCGCCTTGGGTCTGGTTGGATTTTCCGCGAGCAGGACAACGGGCGCGTGAACGGCGAGGATACAGCACGTGATCCATACTTTGCAAAGTGCGTCTACAAAATAGATGCACGCGCGCTGATCGGCATGGGATATCTGACGCCGCCGGTGATCGGTGCTATCAACGCCAGCGGCTACGATACAAGCGGGCTTGCGCTCAACAGCCGTGGCCAGTTTGATGCTGATGCAGTGGACAGGGCCTATCACGGCCACGGTCGCAAAACGGCGGCGATTGTGGGCGATGTTGTGGCTCAGGCGGCCAACCGCAAAGGCGTTATGTTCTTCGCTGCCACGGTGAAACACGCGCACGAAATCATGGCCAGCCTGCCGCCAGAGCTTTCACAGATCGTCACCGGGGGGACACCGAAGGCCCAGCGCGACAGCATCCTAAAGCGATTTAAGGCGCAGCAGATCAAATATCTGGTGAACGTGTCGGTGTTGACCACGGGCTTCGATGCAAGCCACGTCGATCTGATTGCCATCCTTCGCAAGACCGAAAGCATCGGCCTTTTGCAGCAGATCATCGGGCGCGGGTTGCGCCTGCACGAAGGCAAGACGGATTGCTTGGTTTTGGACTACACTACCAACCTTGAGGACCATTGCCCGGATGGTGATCTGTTCGCGCCGGTGGTTAAGGCTGGTAAGGCTGGCGGGGTGGGCGGTGGCATAACTTGCCTCTGCCCCTCTTGCTCATATGAGAACACGTTCACAGCCAATCCGCAGTATTTGGATTACCAGCACGACGAGGCGGGTTATGCACTTGATCTTGACGGTCAACAGGTGATGTCGGACTTCGGGCCGATCCCAGTGCATTATGGGCGGCGCTGCATGGGTTTAGAGCGGGTTGGGCGGCGTGGTGAGTATCAGCGCTGCGGCTATCGGTGGACATTCAAAGAGTGCCCGCATTGCGGTGGGGATAACGACATCGCTGCTCGATACTGCAAGTCCTGCAAGGGCGAGATCGTTGACCCCAATGAGAAGCTGGTTGCAGACTTCAAGGCGCTGAAGCGTGACCCCACGAGATGGCAGACTGACCGCGTTGTCAGCATGTCGGCATTACCCAGCATCAGCCGCAGCGGCAACAAGACCCTGCGCGTCGAATGGGTAACGCCTTACAGACAATTCACGACTTGGGTGATGCCAGAGGCTAAGCATACTCGGGGCCAGTCCCAATGGAACGCCTTTGAGGCTGCTACGCAATGCGGGACGGTTGCGCCAAGGACCGTGACATATCGCAAAGACGTTGAGAGCGGGTTCTTTGATGTCTGCGCTTATAACCGCCCAGAGGACTTAGAGCCGGAAATGCCAAGCGTTGCGGAAATTGAGTGGGATCCATTTAGCGAGGCAGAACAACATGCGGCTCAGTGATTTTCAGGACATCGCTAAAGATGGCGTTCTGACATTTGGTGATCTGGAGTTTCGCGGCAAATGCCCGACAGAGGAGCAAGAACAGATCACGTTCTTCGGTCGGTTGCGGCGCCTGCATCCGGAAACATGGGGACGGTTGGCGTTGCATCCGCGCAATGAGGGCCTGCGGACTGGCGGCCAGTTTGGTGCAGTATCAAAGCACAAGGCTGAAGGCATGACGCCGGGAGCCTCGGACATCATCATCCCGGCGCGGGTGGCCTTTGTGTGTGAATTGAAGCGCCGTGATCCGACGCTGGGAAAATGGCAAGACGGTCAGAAAGAGTATCTCACGGCATCGGCCAAGGCTGGCGCGTTTGCCTGCGTCGCGCTGGGCTGTGATGCAGCGTGGCAAGCGTTTGAAGTTTGGCTGGTGGCCAATGACTTATCGTAATTTTCGCCCATAAAAAACTTCCAGTTCTGAGAGCCTGCCATCAATTGCCGCTTTGGCATCGGCATCTAGCCGAAGCTCTTTTCGCAGTTGCAGCATGTAACCTTTAAGTTCTTGAACACTAAATATTGTCGCTACTTTTTCTGCGTGCGTTGGCTCTTGCCCGCGTGCCGCAACACGCAGGCAATGCCATTCTGCTTCAGTCCTGTCTGGACTCAAAGAGCCTCGCCCCTCAACCCGACCAGCATCTTGGCCTGCATGTCTTTCTCCCTGTCAGCAATCTCACCGCCGCAAGCCAGATAGCCGCAGCCGTCGACCCAGTTGTCAGCGTTGGCTGGGTTCGACTTGGCGCGTGCCAGCTTCAACAGCGTCATCATCACGGCGACGTCGTGCGGTTTGATGTTGCGCCCGAGGTGGGCCGACCAGTAGGCAGCGATGAGACCGAAGTTAGCCTCGGCGTCGCCGTGCGCCCCCTGCCGATCCTTGGTGACGTACTCTTTGGCGGTGTCCAAAATTTCCGACCTGTTCATTTCCACGGCTCCCGGTCGCGCAGGCTTTCCAGCCCGGTGATCTGGGCGATGCGGTTGCGGTAGATCGCGCCCGGCACGATGCCGCCCTGCATCCAGCGTGACATGCTGGACTTCGCGACCGGGATTTGGTCGGCCAGCCAGCCGAGCTTTCGGCCGCCGTCCTTCGCCCATTGTCTGATTAAATCTTGCGCCTTCACGGCATCCTCCTGTGCTTCGGTTTGATCTGTCTATTTGTTAAATAATTTTGCGTCAAGCGCATTTTTCTGCTTGCATGAGGTGAGGCGGGCTGTATGGTGGTGACACGAACTAACAAACAAGGAGACGACCAAATGGCTAAAGAATGGATCGCGTTTACCAGCGCCAACGAAATCATCATCGTGTGCGCGAAGGACAAGGCAACCGCCCGCGAGATTGCGACCAAGAGCCTCGGCCCCAAAGATCGCATCGTCGATATTGGTCGCCTCTGATTATCTGCCAACTAGCAAACAAGGATGACCCAGATGAACGTCATGCAGCGCCACCCGCTTGAAGCTTCTGATATGGCCGCTGGCCGTGCTGCCCGCGCCTCAGGTATCGCCTGCCATTACAACCCCTTTGATGTCTACGCCGAGCCGCAGCGTTACTGCGCGTGGAAAGAAGGCTGGCACGCATGACCGACTTAGAACTTGAACTCAGCAGGCTGGGCGTCATCGCCCCGCCAAAACCCCGCCCCCAGCCAGCGGCCTACGCGCCGCCCCAGTGGAAACCGACTTACCCCGGCGAAGAACCGCCATTTTGAAGGAAACTAACAACATGTCAGACCCAACCATCCTCATCACTCTGGAGCAGGCCGAAGCGGCTCTGGAGTGTATCGACCGCGACATCGAGCGCAATTACACCGACGACCACCCGAACTACCACGACACTGGCGAGATCATGTTTCTGTTGCGCCGCGCTGAACTGCGCCTGCGCTTGATCGCCGCAATTAATGCAAACAAGGAGACCAAGTGATGCGTATCCGCGACGTACTTTCCGCCATGATCGGCACCGTGTGCCTTTTCGTCATGCTCTACGCGGGCCTTCTGTTTGGCCACGGGATGGGGTGGTGAGATGGCTGTAAAACTCGGAGCAATGGACACCCACATCGTGCTGACCGCGCTGTGGGATTACCGCGAGACGCTGACGATTTACAACGACACTAGGCCCACGCCGGAACTCAAAGCCAAGATCGACCGCGTTGACCGCCTTATCGCGTCGTACAAGAAATCGTTCTTCGCGCTGGATCGGCTGGGGGTGGAGTGATGCAAATGCAACCCGTTGAGATCATTGTAACGAACCGCCTCCAGACCGGCACCACCTTCGCCGTGCGGGCGGATGCTATGACCGAAAACATCTTCATCCCGTCCAAGCTGGCTCTAGAAGCCAACGTGCGGCCCGGCATGAAAATCATGGCCAACCTCGTGCCGAACATCCAGCAGCCGGAAAAGACGCCGTGGCTCTGCATCGCGCTGCACGGCAGCGAAAAGGATGCGACGTCCGACACCAGCCTGCGGGACCGCATCCGCGCCGAACTCGGCAACGGGGCGGCGACGGTTTACGAGCTGGCCAACGCGCTGGGCGCCGAGGTGAGGGACGTGGAGGCGGAGCTGCGCACGATGCGGCTGCCGCACACGGAACTGTGGGCTTTGGACGCTATGGACCTGCGGGTGCTGGCATGAGCAAGAACATGACAGACGCTCACTTGACTGCCGTGATGGACGCGCTGCCCGATGAGATGGACGAGGCCGAACTGTGCGCGTTGACGCTGACGATCTACAGCGCCTACCAAGAAGACCCGAGGGAAATAATCTCGTCTCTGATCGCCGCGATTTACACTTACGGCGACACCAAGGGCATCAGCAAGGACAGGATTTCGCTCGGTCTTCGGATGACGGCAGACCTGCACGACGAAATGAAAAGCAAGCAAACAACACACTAATGGAGGAAATTATGGCACTTATCGTAGGCATCGCCTTGCTCGGGGCTTGGATGACGCACGTCATCGTCTGCCTCACCGCTGGCGCTTGGGGTTATCTGATCGCCGGGGCGATATTCTTTCCGGTCGCTGTGGTTCATGGCGTGATGCTTTGGTTCGGCGCGGGGTGGGTATGATGTTCTGGAGAAAGAAGCAGGCGGTCATGCCGCACCGTGACGTGCAGAAGGAAGCGGTCGAGGCGCTGATCAACGCCGCGAAAACCCTGCCCGCCAAGCGGTTCATGGACTTGGTCTATTGGACCATCTTGGACAGTCGGCAGATCACGGTCGAGGACATGGACGCGCTGGCCAATCGGCTGTCGCGGGCGGCTTGGGAGAGGAACAGAAAATGACCCTCGACATGACCAACAACCGAGTGCAGTACGGCCTGCTGACCGAAGAGGAAAAGGCTGCGCTGCACGAGCATGAGAAGGCGGGTGGAGATGTTGAATACTACTGGGGCAGAGCTTGGTGCAGGACAACCCCCTCGTGGCTTGATGAACTTATCTACCGCACCGTTCCCCTGCCCAAGACCCAAGACGTGATCGCATGGGAAAAGCTGCCTGATTGGGCTGCCTATGTGGCGCGGGATATGGATGGCAGTGTGTGGTGCTACGGGGCTGGGGGCGCTGTTCACCGCCGCATCGACGACTTTCCCGGCATAGTGAAGATCGGGACAGTGGATTGGAAAAAATCTAAGCAGCGGAGGCCGAGATGAAGGAGCTGACAAGCGAAGCCCAACAGGGCGCGATCCACCTGAAGTGGGGCTTCCTGCCTGTGTTTATGGTCCGCATGGCGGTGCCTGACTACGCGCCGGGGACTTGGCGGTGGGGTCGCTGGCGCTATGCGCGGTTGGCCGAGGTGGTCGATCTGAACTCAAAACTCAGGGGAGCATGGAGGGAATGATGAGTGGCTTCCACCCAGACTATGGCCTGCCTGACGAGTTGCGCTTAGCCGCCATCAAAGACGCCGAGATCATCGGCGTGAAGCAATCCGCAGTTTTGCACCGCGTCTCTGAGCCGAGCATTTACAAGTGGCGGAAGGTATTGGGAGAGAAGACATGACCGACGAAGAACTGGTGAAGCGGCTGCGGGATTTTGACAAGGTGACCGTTGGGGATGCCCGCGATGCCGCCGACCGCATCGAAGCCCTGCTTAACCTGAACGAAGCCTTGGTGGAGTTAATGGACGACCGTGACGCCAAGCTGGCGAAGGCGGTGTCGTGGCTTGAGACCATCCGCGACAGAGCGAAGGGCGACTATATGGCAAACACCTACTACCTCGACGCGCTTGCGGCACTGGCCACGATTGAGGGAGAGAAGACATGAGTGACCTAGACAACCGCATGCACTTCCGCTGCGGAGACTGCGACACCAACTTCAGCACCCCCGATGCGGTCTTCCCGATGGACACGCGGAAGCTGACGAAGCTGGTCCGTGAAACCAAATGCCCGACCTGCGGGGCCGGGTCGAAGCGGCTGTATCTGCGGGCGAATGTGAAGGAGGAGAAGCCATGAGCGGACAGAAGATCATAGACGGGCTGATGGAGGCCCTGAACATGTCGGAAACCATAAAGAAATACTCCGACGAAGACCTGCTGCGCGAGTTGGTCAGGCGGAACGGGGTCACCGAGGCACCGACCTACCGCACCCCGCACGAGTATGAAGTCCTGCTGGGGATCGGCAAAGACAACTACTGCTACATCACACTCGACCTTGAGGATTTGGCGGCGCTGACGGGGAGGAAGCCATGACCCTGAAAGTCATACCCGGATCAGGCCAGAGGGCCGAGGACGTGACGGGCGAGATGGCGGATCGCATCAGAGAGTTGATCTATGAATACAGCGGGCGGGTGACGCTGGCCGCTGCCGTGGGTGTGCTGGCCATCGTGCAGCATGAATTGATCGAGGATGGAAAACAAACATGATCCTGCAACTCAACCCGCCTATCCCCTTGGACACACCCAAGGGTTCCGCTCTGGCGCACTTCGTCATGGACTACGGGCCTGAGCACAACCTGCTTTGGGTCTGCTTCAACGACAGCAACGGCGAGTGCTGGACGTGGGACAACTCCAAAGTCCGGGGCCAGAAGAACATCACGCACGGTCGGATGGTCGATAAGGCACCATGACCCGAGACATTAGCAACAGCCCCGGAGCGCGAGCCTTGAGGCTGGCGGGCTTTGTCAAATTGCCCGCGTGGTGGGTGACTGAGGAGCAATTGCAGCTGATTGAATATATGGCCCGGCAAAACCTGTCTCAGATCACCCGCATCAAGGCCGAGGCCGAGGAGAAAGCGATTGCAGGCCGCAAACTGACCCGATAAATTTATCACGAGGGGCGCATACGAAACCTGCGGTTTTGTATTGGTCGACGGTCAGACTGCGCTACGGCTCACCATCCACCATCAGCGCCCCTCACGATTAAACCTACGGAAGATCGGCGGGCTGGTCGATCGCTAAAGCATCCCCCTCTGGCCGCGTGCCACAGCCTGCAGCGGTGCTGAGCGCATGGCAGACTGCTTGAGCCCCTGAGATATGGACGCCAGAGGGCCAGAAGCGGGCTTCTGAAGCTTCACGTCGCCGCCGCGAGCGAAACCTTGTTCATCCACGAGAAGGCCCATGAGTTTATTGTACGTGTTACCGACAACAGGCGGAATTGAATTAATCTGCCTGCGCCCTTCTTCGGTGTTAGCCGCCGCAGCCCCCAGCCCAGCGCCACCAATTGTCAACGGGGTTCTTGGAAGCGGGGCCACCCCTTTTGTCGCCCCGACCGCCCTAGCGCCACCCAGTGCCTCGGTAAAACCGCGCGCGAGAGGAACAGTCATCATGAAGCGAGCGAGTTGAGTTCCGCCAAACGATGACGCAAGCCTCTGGATGATCCCACCCATCGCAGCTGCCGAGTTAGAAGCATTGACAGCGGTATTGGTTGCACGAGCCGAGACATCTGCAAATTGCTGAAACAGCTTTCGCTCATCAGGGGTGAACAAAGCATTCACGACGCTGGGATTTTTCTCACGCAAATTCTCCCACGCCTTCTTAAAGTTGACGCCAGAAACCTGCTGTTCTCCGCTGCGGAATGCCCCCTTAGACGTGTCCATAAGGCGAATAAAAGCATCCTGCCGAAGCTGGTTCCACTCGTCATCGGGGAGCGTTGATTTCAGTGTTGTCAAGTCTCGAGCTAAGCCAGTTTTGCTAGCAAGCCCACTAACGGTCGCCCCAAAAATAACATCAGCAGCCTGTTCAGGTGCAATCTTCAAAACTCGTTCGCCGTCACGGGTTACTTTTTCAGTCAAAAGGTTCAGGACGCCGCCCTTGCTTTTCCATTTTGACGCAAAGTCTGCATAATTGCTAATGGCTAGTCCCCACTTTGCAACGGCATCAGCATCTCCAGCCAGCAGAGCATCGTTTATCGCGCTTTCAACTTGATCGTCGAACCTTTTTAAAACATCTGTAGCAGCGGAGGCTTCTACAGTTGGCGGCCCTTTCCGCAGGTTGGAGACCTTTTGCCGCCACTCCATCATGGTCCTGATGTCGCCCGGCGCTACGGTTCCTGATGGGGTTTTCCCGCCCAATGAAATGGTGTCAAACTCATCAAGGAGTTTGAACATGATTGGCGCAGTGGACGGGCTGTAACCTTCTGAGTATGCGCCGCGCATACTGTCTGCTATGTCAAGCGCGGCGTCCGGGTCCACCATGGCAGTAGTTTCGCGCGCTTCAGTGTAGAGACGGTTTGCCTCAGCTCCTTCCGCCTTTCTTGCGAGCACAAGCGCCTCTTGCGCATTGGCGCCGCCCACCCCCCTGCTGATCGGTGCAGAGCCGGGGCGCAGTTCCTCAAGAATTCGGTCAAGGTTTTCAGTCAGAGCTTCTTGCTGGCGCTGGCGCTGTCGAGTAATCAGGGCCTCGGCAGTTTTTCCATATACTTCCTTGCCAGCCATATCTTCAAAGAGCTGCTGACCAGCGCTGCCGGTGATTTGACCTTTTGTCATAGGGACAGGCACTGGAAGCCCGCGAGACATAGCAGTGATCGCCGCTTGGCTGCCCTCGGCCCCAGACCTCACCATATTTGTGATGTCGGCAGCGACGGCGGCAGAAACCTGATCTGGATTAAGACCAGCTTTTTTGACAATTTCAGCATATTTGGGAAGAAGATTGCCGGATGCGTCCACTACAGATTGAGGCCCAGCAGACCTGATAATCCCGACAAGTCTCTGTACCGCGCGTCCGAGGACTTCACCGCCAGCGCCACCCAGAGCGCCATAAGGGATGTCAGAGTATTGGTATGGCGCGTCGGAAAGCTGGGAACTTGCCCCCTCAATTAGCGCGGCTTCAGTTGCGCCAATGGTTGCGCCACCCAAAAGGCCAGTCGTAGGTAGGCCAACAACCTTCAGTGCGCGCCCAATAGGTGTTGCCGCCGCGACGACTCCCGATGTGCGCATAACGTCGGAGACGTCAAGGCCAGCTGGGTTCGGGTAGAACTGCTGATAGCCCGTGACCTTCCCGCTCTCGTCCTTTCTCGGCCAAAGGGCGACAAGGTTACCAAAACTGTCTTCGCGGAACTGAGCGTCAGGCTCAATTTTCAGGATGCCAGACTTAAGGCGATCAGGCGACATCGTCGTAGCCATGAGCGCGGTCATCTGAGCAGACTGCCCAGACGTCATGGGTAGTTCAAGGGAGAGCGGGCCACCGATGTTTTCATCTCGATTGGCGCCAGAAAACCAATCTGCGGCTCGGCTCAGAAGCCCTTTTTCTTGAGGCGCAGCCGGAGCCCCATAACTTTGCCACGGACCCGGAGCTTCTGACGAACCAGCAGCGGGTTTCTGATACTTTTCCCAAGGGTCAGCCATTATTCCACCTTTTGCCAGTTTGCAGGGTTAGCAGGGTCGCCGCCCAGAAAACGGTGTCCTTCTTCGATTGTTCCGACAGGAGGGGCTCCGACGGAATCAGTTCCGCCCTGCGTCCCAATCCCTGCGCGCGCCAGCTCATCAGCGCGGATTGGCGCTGCATATGGCTGTGAAATGTCACCAGCCTGCTCTGCTGCGGTTCCCGAACCAATCTGCATCTGGCGTTCTGCCCGGCGACGCGCCTCAGCCTTTTGGGCGATGACTTCAGGCCCTTCACCCGGCTGCGGAAAATATGTTCTGACTTCAGCAGCCATTTCTTCTGGGCCGATGACGGCACCAGATTCCTTGCGAAGTTTTGCCCGAACCCAGTCGCGCTGCGCTTGAGCGATCTGCTGTTCGGCGGGGTTGAGAGTGTACCCCTCAACTCCTGTGTCCATGAGGATGGTTTTTGCGACTGGAATAGAGACTACACCTTCGCGACGCTCCAAATCACGCATAATTTCTTCAGCCGCCGTCATTCGCTGCAGATATCCAGCGCCCGCAAGTTGGCCCTCGGTCGGCGGTTTACCGGAGCCGACCGGCCCCTGCACAATGCGGACACCACCAGCGCCGTCGCTCTCAACCGTCATGCCCTGCGGGACGTCAATTGCATAGAAGCGACCGTCCGGGCCAAACTGCCCAGCTGCCGCTTTATACGCCGCCGCTTCTTCTGCCGTTGCTCGGCGGAACTTATTTTTCCCAGCCTCCATCTGCTCTTTGAGCAGTTCTTTGGCCACATCCCGACGGTACTTGGCTTCATCGGCCTGCAGGCCTTGCAGGGCTTCCAAATCCTCACCAGCCGCGCCCATGCGCATCTTCTGGATTTCCAAGTCAACGCCGAGCTGCTTCTCGCGGGCCTCGCGCTCAAGCTCGGCTCTTGCCGCCAACTGGTCGGCCATCTCTTTGCCCACGAGGGAAAGGTTCTCGGCGAAGTGTCCGGTCTTCGTGGGCGCGCCGAACGCTGCCGCAAGGCGGAAATACTTCTCGGCCTTGGACATCGGAACGCCGTCGGTGTCCTGCAGTTGCGAGCGCAAGATGTCTTCGAACGCTTTCTGCTCTGCGACGCGACGCTCGGCGGCAGCAGCAATCTGCTCGCTGGTGACTGTAGAGGGCGCGTAAAGATCAAGCCTCGCTCGCATTTCGGCCATGGGGTCAACGGGAGCTGCCGCAGGCGTGGTCAGCCTGTCACCTGCAGGGCGACCCATCATCGCGTCATTGCCAGCGCCGCCGTAGAGCATGTCAACCGGGCCACCGGGGCGGTAGCCTTTGACGGAGCCGCCTTGGGCGTAGTTTTTGATGTAGCCACCACGGGCTCGGTTGTTTGACTTCCACTCTTGCCATGCAGCCGAACCAACCCAATTCGGGTCGCCCCAATACGTTTGATTGGGGTCATAAACGGTGGCCGTCGTGCCCGTGTTGGTCCCGGTGGTCGTCCCGGTGGTCGTCCCCGTGTTGGTCCCGGTGGTCGTCCCGGTGTTGGTCCCGTTCAGCGTGTCCGCCACTACGCCAAGCGGCGAACTGACCGTCGGAGCGCTATAGATCGGAGCCTTGATCGTGTCCTGCCACTGCGGTGTCCCGTACTGCGTCCCGGTGCCCATGGCGTTGCGGATGTCGTAGTCGCTGATGCCGTAGCGCATCTGCATATCTTGCATATCCGGCATCGACGGGTTCGTGCCCATGTACTGCTGAATGTAATTGTTCAAACCACTTTGGCCGATGCCAGCCTGCGGGCCGGGAGCGGGTTGAGACGACGGCGTGACGGGCACGGTTGCCCCTTCTCCGACAGTCGACTCAGCGGCAGGCGGCATCCCCAGCGCAGTTTTCTGAGCATCCGAGTACGTCGTGAACGCTGGGACGTTGGCGCCGGTCGTGCTGAACTGCGCCTGATTGTACAGGTTCGTGTTGCCGACGCGGGTCTGATAGTCGGCAGCGTACTGATCATAGGCGGCACGATCCAAGCCGTACTTGCGGACCTGCTCGTCAAAAGCGGCTTTATCAGCGTTGTACTTAGCGAGGTCTTTTTCGTACTGCGGCAGGGCGGCGTTATAGTCTTTGATCGCCGTATCGTAAGTGCTCTTTTCGGTTTTCCACGCCTTCAAGTCCGCATCGTATGCGGCCTTATTGGTGTTGTATTGTGCCATGGCAGCTTCATAGGCGGCTTTTTCCTCTGCCGGGGCGTTATTTTTGGGCTTGGTCGGCTTGATTGGCTCAACCGGTTTAACACGCAGGTCTGCAGGTTTAAGCAGCTCTTTCACAGCAGCCGGAGCCGCGCCCGGAGCAGCAGTTCCAGAGTAGTTGGCCATGGACGGGGTTGAGACCCCGTATAGCTGCTTCAGTTTTTGAAGTTCATGTCCCATGACCGCTCCTTAACCCATGTTCTGCAGACCCTGATACGTATACAAGCCCGTCGCCAGCTGTGACAGCGGCGAAGGATTGTAACTCGCACCAGTGGTCGAAGAAGACTGAATTTGTGTCTGCGGCGTGATCGGAGCCATGCCGCGAATTTGCGTATTCAGCCAGTCCATCTGCTGCTGCGGATAGAGCTGCTCTTCCATGTACTGAGCACGTGCTGCGTCCAAGTCTCGCTGAAGCTGCGCCTGCTGAGCCGCACCGGCAGTCTCCAGAGACGCGACATCCGCCGCGCGCATGCCCTGCTCCTGCTGAGCCATCGCAGCCATCTGAGACAACGCGCTCATCTGACGACGGTAATCATCAGCCTGAGCGGCTTGCGAGTTTTGCGCGGCGTTAAGGCCGAACTGCTGTTGCCCCTGACCGGCCTGCGTCTGCATCTGGCCGATGTTGGCGATGTTCTGCATCTGCTGCCCTGTGAGCTGGCCTGCGGTCTGACCCAGTTGGCCATACTGCGATCCACCCTGCAGGATTCGGGACAAGTCGGCACCGCTGATGCTGCCAACCGTACCAGCCAACTGACCCTGACGGGCAAGGTCTGTCTGTGCGGCACCGAGTGCCTGACCGTAACCTTGCTGAGCCGCCTGAGCCTGCTGCGCAAGAACAGCCTCCTGCGTGTCGCGCAGCGCCCGAGAGCCCATCTCGCCCATGCGGCTGGACCCAAACTGGCCAGCCTTGATGAAGGCGTCAGAGACGCCCGGAAGGATGTTTTCGGTTAGATTGCGTGCGCCCTGCTTGGCGATCACGTCCATGACGCCCGTCTGGTACGGGTTCATGTATTGACCGACCTGAGAGGCAGCGGTCTGGCTGGCGGCCTGAAGATAGGGGTTGGCAGCCTGCATCGCTCGCTCAGAGAGAGCCTGCGCCGTGGTTGCTCCAGCCTGCTGCATGTATGGCTGCGCTGCGCCGACGATGTTCATCCCGGCGGCCTGCCCGAACAGCTGCTGCCCGGTGTCGAGGCCTTTGTTCACCAAGTCTTGACGAAGATATTTCGCTTGCTCGGCACGAAGCTGGTCAGCGGTGCCTTTGTTGCTGAAGCCCTCCATGCCGAGCTGCGCTTTTTGCATACCCGGAGCCCAAGAGCCTTGGTTGGCCACGACGTTGGCGTAGGCCTGCTGCTGCAGCGGAGAAAGGTCTGCGACAGTATCAAATGCGTATTCTTCATACGGCCTGTTGGCGATGTTCTGCGCCCACTGGATTTGGTTGTAGATGGCGTCCTGCATCCACTTTGGCGTCTCGGTGGACGAAGTGGCGTAGGATGTTGCCGTCTGCGGGCTGCCTTCAAATATCCCACCCATCATGCAACTCCTTTAATGTAAGCCAGCGGGGACTTGGCGTCGGGGCTGAACTTGCCCTTGGCCAGCGCCTTGCCCTTGTGAGAGCGGATTTTCTCGCGCATCTGATCCAAACGCTGAGCGCCAGCCTTGCTTGAGCCGTCACCCAACATTGCCACAGTTTCGGCATCAATGACATACTCTCCGTCAGAGAGTTTAGCGTCGATTTCATCCGAGCGACCCGTGCCAGCGCCACGGGCAAACCGGGCGACAGCGCTCAGAGGCGATCCACCGTTGGCCATCATGTGGCGACCGCCGTGGGCCATGGCGGGCATCGCGTTGGCAGGCATCGCTGCCGGGTTCTGAGCCGGGGCTGCCGGGGCCGCGTTGTACTGGCCGCTGGTGATGTTGTTCCAATTGCGTGCCATAAACTGGCTCAGGCTCATACCTGCTGCGTTGGCATCGTTCTGCATCTTGTTCCAATCCCAAGTGATGCTCGGGCGGTTGAAGTACTCTTGCTGCTCAGGAGACAGCGAAGAGGCCGCCTGCTTAACCTCGGGAGGCGCAGACAGCAGGCCGGACACTGCAGAGCCTGCCAGAGCGAGTTTGCCGAGAGTTCCGAACGAACCCCCGCCACCGCCACCAGCCGCGTCACCACCGCCGAAGATGCGTTGCAAGAACGTCGGCTGGGCTGGCGCCCACTCAACTGCGTTGGTCTGTGAGTTGAACTGGAACGAGCCGGGGCCCACAACAAGTTCCACCGCACCTGTCTGCGGATTGACCTGATAGGTTCCCGTCTGCCCAGCCGCGTTGGTTCCCTGCGTTCCGGGGCGAACTGTCGTGGTTGTTCCGTCAGGAAGCTTAATGGTTTGGCCTTCAGAGCCGGAACCTTGCCCCGTTCTCAACCCACTAACCGCAGCGTCAGACGGCTTGTACGAAATCCCCGTGGCTAATCCGCTCAGGCCGCCAGCCACCAGCGCGCTCTTGGGGTCGTAGCCTGCCGTAAGGGCTTGGCCGAAAGTTTGGCCTGCAGCGCCCAAGCCCTGCTGGAATGCCGTGGGGCCGGACACGCCGCCAGCCAGCTGGCCGACCGCACCGCCAAGCACACCTTGGCCCAGACCCTTGAGGAAGCCTTGGCCCGTGGCCGCGCCAGCCGCGCCGCCGACAAGGCCGCTGCCCAGAATGGACTGAGCACCTTGGCCCAAGTTCAGCCCGAGCATCTTGTTGGCAGCGCCGCCAACGACGTTGCCCAAGCCGCCCCCCAAGCCGCCCATGAGAGCGCCCTGCAGCACATTGCCGCCGGTCAGCGCAGAGGATGCCCCGCCGATGATCGCCCCGCCGAATGCGGTGGCTGCTGCCCCGCTCAGGCCGACAGCGCTACCGATAGCCGAACCCAGACCCGGAGCGATGAAGTTGAGGGCGATCGGCAGGATCGCCTTGAACAACTTCTTCAGCGAGAAATACTGCGGGTATCCGGTCTGCGGGTTGATGGTGCCAGCGCCGCCGCGCGCCTTCAGCATCTCCGCCTCTTCGGGCGAGATGTGGGCCATCATGGTGTCACCCATGCGACCCTGACGCGCCAGCGTCCGCATGCCAGCAAGACCGCCGCGAGCGAACATCTGCACCTGACCGCCGCCCTCACGCAGCTTGTAGAGCACGACCAGAGCCGAGGCGATCACCGTGGCGTCAAACTCCTGCGGCATGTCTTCCGGCTCGACCATGTCGTCCTGAATAGCCGCCTGAAGGATGGCCTGATATTCCTCTGGCTTCTGAAGCATAAGCTCAAAGAGCTCAATCAGCTCTTCAATTTGCTCAGGAGATGCGTCCGACAACTCGGCCTGAGCAACCTGCAGAGCCTGCTGAAAGCGCGGGTCTTGGGCCGCTTGTTGAATCAGTTGCTGCATTTCCATCTGTCTTGCTCCGTTACGCTATTGTCTGGACAAAACGCTCTGCCCATTCACGCCAGTCGGTAAAATTGTAGGGAACCGGAAAGTTCTCTTTCAGGCTCATGTTGTTCAGGAACTGCATAGCCCAGTTCTGCCATTGTGTCTCGTCGTCGAGGCGACCGAATGCACCGTATGGATCAAGGTCGAGGGCGATCTGGTCCGCCCAGTCGCGCAACGACATGCCCGTAGGAAGAGTGACCTGAATGCTCATCCCAGCACCGTCCCGTCTCCGGGCGAGACGTGCCCGATGATCTGGCCCATTTGGTAATCCCCGTACACGGCATTGCTCTCAAAGCGCACGCGGAGTTCGCGGCGCTGCTCCTTGAGCATGACGATCTGTTGCTGCGGCTCGACCACGTCTTTGGGGTCCACAAACGTGAAGATGCTGCTGACGACTTCAGGCGCGCGGGCGTTGGCTCGACCCGTAACCTGCACGGTCATCGGGCCATTCTGCACAAAGTCCGGTTCAATCCGCGTGATGCGCAGATATTCGTTTCTGCCCTGCGGCAGTGACGACAAGTCAGCCGTCTCAAAGAAGGAGCGGATCGGGTTGATGTTCGGGCCGTCAAGCTCGTCAACACCCTGCTCATGCACCCAGACGCGGTAGTCGCCGGGATCACCCTGCACGCCGGTCAGGATCGGCGCGGCGAACGAGTTGTTGAACTGGCCAGCGGAGCGTCCGAGGTTCGGCAGCTCGGTGTCGTACCACGTGTTCTCTCGGACGTTATAGACCACAGCGTGGGTGCATTCGGTGGCGTCGCCCTTCGGGTAGCACCACCAGATTTCGCCGTAACGCGGCACCTTGAAGGCGAACACCTTCGTCGCGTACCGGCGGTTCAGGCCGTCGAAGAAGTAGTTCAGGTTCATGGAGTTCGGGACTTCGCGCACGACGCCGTTGAACATCAGGAACCGATCAACCCCAGCCCAGAAGTAGACGCCGTCGTAGTCAATCACGCAGCCCGGCGAGAGGATCGAGGTGTCGGTCGCCACCACGTCGAACTGGAACACCGTAGCGCCACCCGTAAACGTGGCGCGGATGACCGCATCAAAGGCCCAGAAGATGCCTGCGGGGGCCGTGCCGGAGCCAGCGCGCAGCGGCAGCCCCTTGATGATCTTTTGGCCCCAGACGCGAGCCAGCCCCGCGCCGCTCCCAAAATCGGTCAAGTTGGTCGGCTCTCCGGGAACAGACCAGCCAATGATGCCGTCGGTGCCGTAGTAGAACATGTAGGGGTGCAGCGATACGATGCCGCCGGTGGCGTTGGCGTCAGGCGGCAGGTTCACGCTGAGCAGGTCTCCGGTGCCGAGAACCTCGCCGAAGAAGATTTGGCCGCCCGAGGAGTTGCAGATGCAGTCTAGGTTCGGCGCCACGTGGGCCATCAGGTAGTTCTGATTGGTGGATGAATCGTACTGATAGTCGAACATCCACATGTTTTCGGAGCTGACCGCGATAGCATCCGACCCGTTGACCATGTCGGTGTTGGTTGTCGTGATCGTCGTGGCAGTCACGACCACCTCGCCGTTGGAGGCAGAGCCGGTGGCCGAGGCTGTAATTGTGATCACAGCGCCGACAGCAGCCGCCGTATAGTTTGGGGTTGAGGCGAATGCCGTGATGTTTGACGCCACGGCGGTGGCCGTCGTCGCAAGGTCTGTCGTAAACGCGACAGAGCCCGACATGATCTCAACGTCGTTGATCTTGATGCTGCCGACGGAGCCAGACGCGCCGCCGGTCAGGGTGACGGTGCAGGTGCCAGCTACAGCAACAGGCGTCCGATCGGTGACGATTGAACTGTTGCCGGTCGAGTCGAGGGTGAAGCGCTCAAGTTTGCTGCTGCCGCCTGAGTGGCAATAGACATACTTCATTTGCGAGAAGGTGCTAAAGCCCCGGCTGATCTCGGTCAGGTATTTCTGCGTGGCCTTGTAGCCACCCATCTTACGCGGCAGACCGCGCTGCCAGCGCACCCACTGGCCGTCCACGTAGAAGTCACCCTCGAACTTGGTCCCATCCCGCTTGATGCCGGGGCTAGACTTGAGGACGATCGTCGTGTCGACCATTAGAAGCTCCCGCCGTTGACGGTGCCCACAGGCGCAGGCCCAAGCGCGGCCCAAGCGGCAGCCTGATCCACGGCAGTGAACACGCCGATGCCGACCGACGTGCCGCCGAGATTGATGAGGGCCGCGCCTGCGCTGGTTGCGCCCGTGCCGCCCTGAGAGACGTCGAGAGGGATCGAGATACCTGCCGTGTCGGCGTCCAGCACATCGGTGCCGTCAGAGTAGAGGATCGCACGCTGGCCCTGAGCGACGCTCACACCGAGGCCAGCGGGCGTCTTGACGGTCAGCGTGTAGGAGCCGGTGGTCCGGTTATCGACCCAATACTGCTGCACCGTGGCGGGCACGATAATGTTGCGGTTGCCCGTCAGCAGGCCCGTGAAGCGATATGCCACGCGGTTGAGTTCGGTGCCGACCAGCGTGTAGTTGCCCGTCCCGGCGACATCAATCACGGTGTAGTCAAAGGCAAACGTCGCCGATTGGCCGAAGCCGATGGTGTAGAAGTTGCTGCCGTCGCAGGCGATGATCGCCGACTCGCCCGGCTGGAAGCTCAGGAACGAGTCACCGTTGATTAGGGTGAAGCCCGGCGCATCAGCAGAGATAGCGCCGCTGCCCGAGTTGCGCAGGTAAATGAACCAGTTGTTGCCGACCGTGACCGGGTCCGGCAGCGTCAGCGTGCCGCCCGCGCCCGTCCAGTTGAACATCTTGGCGCGGTCAGCCAGCGTGGTGGTGTAGTTGGAGTTGAACTCCGTAATCGGAACCGACTGGCTCAAAAGCGCGCCGACGGCGACGATGCCCGTGCCAGCGAGAGCCGAGGCGTTGGCGATGGATGTCGTGGCACCATACTGCAGAGAGCGCCAGACACCAGCCGCCGTCGAGTTGTTGGTCAGGTAGATTTGCCACAGCGTGCCAGCCGCTACCGTGACGACCTGCACGCCCGTCGCGTCCCGCACCGTGAAGGTGTTAGCGCCACGGTTGTTGAACAGGATGGTGTTGCCGGTGCCGGTCTTGCTGGCGTCGGGCAGGATGATGCTCAGCCCGGTGGTGGACGGGGTAACGTCCATGATGCGGGTGGCAAGGTTGACGTTGGTCGACGTCTCCTCGGGCCAGCTGAGCGTGATGTCCGTCGTCAGGGCAACGGAGCTGTAGCTGATCTCGCTGGGGTAAATGTTCGCGCCGCCGAACACATCTGTGTAGATAGGCATTACGCTTCGCTCCTGTTAGCCGAACGATCCATGATGCGCTTCAGGTCTTCTCCGTTCAGAGCCTGAGCGGAACGGTCGTACATCCCTTGCCAAGTCTGAATGCGCTCGTCTTTCTTCAGGAACGGTGCCGCCTCAAGCAGCGCCGCATAAAGCAAAAGGTCCGGAGCGTATTCAGTAAGCCAATTGGTTTGAAAGTCATCGCCCAAGAATCGAGGCTGCTCATAGTAGAGAACCTCAAGCGTCTGGGCGGTGGCCGGGGTCGGCGTGATCAGCCAGTGCTGGTAGTCGTAGTCAGCATAGAACTGAGGCGCGCTGGTTTGGGCCTCATTGGGCCAGTAGCTGCGGCAGTATTCATACGAGCGGGCGAAGATCGGCGAGCCGTTGACGGTCATGCTGATCGTGTCGCGCCACCGATCGGGCTTGAGGTAAACCGCGACGCCCACCTGCAGCGGGGTCTGCACCGCGCGGATGAAGCCTTGGATTTTCAGCTCACGCGCAATCCGACGCTCGCCCAGCGTGATCAAACGGGGCAGCTGCTCGTAGACGATCTGATCGCTCTCAGCGGTGAAACCACGCTCAAGATAACGGCGCACGTCCGTTAACAAGCTGTCATAGGTCATGCTGTATGCCATGCGGACTCCGGATTTAGTTTCCGCTGGCTGTTGCAGCATGCGCCCGTGCGGTGAATTATAGCCTTGAAAGGCAGTGAGAGGCAACCCAATTTAGCGCGCCCCGGATTAACGGCAGCCCGCGTCGATCAATTGGATTAGATGCGCGCCCGTAACAACCGATAGAAGCCCGCCATCGTGAGCCAGTGCCGCCGCGTGGTCCGTCCTCGCAGCCTCTGTGCCATCACATATCGCCATTTCGCTTGCCGCGCTCACGCAGCCAGTCACGGGCAATGTCAGCATCAGACATGCGACCAACGTCATCCATGCGCTTTCTCGTTTCAACATAGCCCTCAAGCTCCTCTTGCTTGGCGTCAGCCTGCGCTGACTTTCTGCCGCTGAAATAACTGGCCACCAACGCAGAGATAAAAATCCCCACGCCGATGGCCCACATCTTGAGGCGTGCGAAGATCAACGGATGCCCTCCGCCCACTTCTTCAGCCGCTCCCGCATAACCCAAGCGGCGGCCACGATCACGATGCCCGCGAACACCAGCGCGACGATCTGGGCGTTGCCATCAAGAGACCCGACGGCAGCGATGCCAGCGCCAGCGCCAGACGCGATCTGCACGGCAGAGGCCTGCACGGTGGTTGACTGCACCGGGCTGCTGCGCCCCTTGGACTTGATGCCAACGGGCGTCAGAAACAGCATCCGCTCAGCCTCACGGCGACGTTTCAAGCCATTGAGAACCTTGCCGCCAGCCTTGTTCCAAAGGAGCATGGCATCCGCCGCCTTGGCCTTGTCGCCTGCATTGAAGTGACGCAGGGCCGAAGACTTTTTGAATGCGCTGGGCCCGATGTTGTAGGCCAGCGAGACGAACGCGCCAAACTCGTTCTCGTTGATGGGAGCGGTGATCAGCGGCGCGATCTTTTCCGCAAACTTCTTTATGCTTTGGTCGAGGTATTTCTCAGCATCCTCTTTGCTGATCGTCATGCCCTCAACCGGCGTGATGCCCACGCCCGCGCTAGCAGTCGTGCCGTAGCCGATCGTCCACACCCCAGCCGGGCATTTGTAAGCCTTCGCGCGGAAGCCCTCAAACTCCTTGACCAAATTGATGGTCGCCTGATTGACTTTCATCTTCTCAAACTCCTCTCAGTGCGTTGTTTGTTTTGGTCATATCAGCCTGCGTGTAAGACTGGTAATTCCGCTGCAAGTGCTTCGGCATGGGGATTTCTTGAATCTCCGCGCCAGTCTCAGAGGCAACCTGCCGAGCCACATCCATAAACGACACCGCAGTTCCAGTTCCGACATTGTACACGCCCGAGACGGGTAGGTCAAAGAAGCGCTTGTGAATGTCGATAACGGTTTCGACCGGGACGAAGTCGCGCCGAAAATTCTCGCTGCCCTCAAACACCTTGATCACACCGTCAGCCGCCTGCCGCCGGAAGAGGCTGTGCGGCGAGGGCTGATCCTTGTGATCCTCGTGCGGTCCATAGACGTTGAAGTACCGAAAGAGCTGCACGGGAACCGACCAGTTATGACGCTCGACGTATTTCTCCACGATGAACTTAGACAGCGCGTAAGGGTTCAGTGGCTGCGGCTTGTCGGTCTCAACGAAGGTGGTGTTGTCGGGGCCATAGACGGCAGCCGACGAGGCGATCTGGATGGGGATGCCACGCTCATCGCAGGCCGTGATAAGGCGCACGGAAGAGATGACGTTCTGCTGCAAGAGCGCATCCCAATCCCGGCATGCCGTGCTGCTGATGGCGCCGAGGTGGATAACCCTGTCGATACCGTCAAGGTTAGGCTCGCCGTCGCCCCACTCGTGGCCCACGGAACCCGGCAGCGCGTCCATCATATTCTGGCCGATGAAGCCCCTATGTCCGGTGATCAGGATAGGCATGTGCCAGCCTCGCGCGCTGCAGGGTCGAAGACAGGCCATGCCTCCGGCTGTTGTAGTGGATGTGGACGCCAAGGCTCTCACAGAGTTCTCGGCCCGTGAAGGCCTTGTCCCGATACTCCTCGCCCAAGAACCGAATGTTGGGGCGCACCAAGGCGATGATCTGGAGCAGCTCCTCCTCGGTCTGGTACGGGATGATCCTGCCAACGTACTTGATGGCCGAGAGTTGGATATACCGCTCAGACAGGGGCTGCACGGGCTTTGACTTCTCAACCCGCTCGGTGCTCGGGTCAACGTGCAGGCCGCAGATCAGCGTGTCGCACAGCGACGCAGCCTCCTCCAGCATTGAG